TTCCCGGCACCTGGTATAATGCCCGTAGAAAAGCATGTCGCTCATCGGCCCCGGCGTGAATCTCGTGCCACCAGGTCTTGAGTAGTCTTTGCGCTAATGGCGTCTTACGAATCCACAGCGCAGCGGTATTGAAAACTGGCACGCGCAGATCGCTGATAACCTGTTTAGTTTTCTCGCGTTCGCTCTCCGGTCCGAAATGAACGGCCAACGTCTCGCGACCTTGCAACATAGCGGCGACTTCCCAAGCATCATAATCCGGGCGTGTATTTTCAATCAGCGAAAAACCGACTACGGCCTGCTCCGGCGTCAACCCAATTTCACGCGGATTCCATAGCAAATTGCGCTCGTGCGGGAGCTTGTCATCCCAAATGCCGGCTTTCAAGTTTCGGTATTTGGACGTGATGGCCCGCGCTTGTTTGATGCCGCCGCGCACCAGCAGACAACAGTTTTCCAGGTTGCCCGCAATGGCTTCCGCCTGATCGAGGCCGGGCACAGTGGCCGCGCCCTCGGCGATCCACTGTTGCGCCGTCATGCGGCCCACATTCACCCAATCGCCAGGCTCGTAGCGGCGGCGGCTACCAGCTTCTACGATGTATTGCGTCGTCAAAAGTTTGACTTGCATGATACCCTTGCCAGCAGGGTGAGGGCAAAAAGCCCTCACCCTGCTTCATTTTGCTCTGCTGCTAATCCACGATCTCGGCAATATTGGTCACTGCCGCAGGCGCAAACCGAGGCACGAAGCCAAAGATCTTCAGGTCGTAGGTGAAGGTATTTACACCCACCGTGACCTCGGCATTGATGAAGCTATACGCATTGTCAACGTCAAGCTCCTCGGTGCGCACCTCGATGTAGACCGTCTCGCCAGCGTCAGCCGCCACCAGGGTGGTGATGGCCTTGCCGGCGATGTTCTGCGCCCCAGTACCGGCGGCGTCCGTCGCCTCTTCGACATCTACGTCGATGGTAGATGCTCCGCCCGGCGTGCCGGCGGTCAGCACAATGATGACGCGATGGTAATTTTCCAGGCTGACGTAGCCGGTATTGTGCTCGCCGACTGTGCCATTTGCCGTTTCTGGCGTGATGTTGGCCAGCAGTTCAAAGTTCTCGCTAAAACGTGCTGTGTAGGTCATTTGTTTTCTCCTTTAGGTCGCCACATCACCCAATATGATGAAAGGTGAAATTTGCCAAGTCCCATCAGCCAGCGTGACGGGTTGGGTTAGCCACGGTTGGCCGTCTACCCGATGCACTGCCCGCCAGGATGTGAGGTCGTGGCGGAAACGGAAAATGTTGGTCGTGTCGATAGTCACTTGCTGGCGGTCGCCGACGAGGTACATGTCCCACGATGCCAACAAGATATCTCCCGACGTGCCCAACGTTGGGAGCTTTTCCGTCCAGAAGATCGGATAGCCGAACAGCGTGGCCGGCATTCCTTCTCTCGCGTTCGGGATGAACACGTAGGATGGGTTAGCCGCCGGGCCGTTCAACTGTGCGATCTGGGGGAAGGCTGCGCGGGTGATGTGCCACACGGGGTTGTTGCCCTGGTGGTGGCTGATCATGTTGATGATGTCCACCAGGCCGATGGCTCCGGCCACGGCACGCGGCTGAACGAAGGTTGCACCAGCGTTGATGACGCCGAGCGGCTGGCCTGCACCAGTGCCGCGCAAGAAAGTGTATTCCTCCTCCCAGGCGATGGCCCCACCGAACAGGCGCGTTAGGAGCGACACTAGGCCGACAGCCTCATCGACCAGCAGTTCGTCGCTGGATTCGGTGTAGAGGACCAGCTTATGTGCCACCAGGTTGATCTGGCGGAAAGCGGGCTCGGTATCGTCCTTCTGAGTGGCCTCTTCCGTCCACGATGCCACGACGCCGCCGTACTGCCGGGTCGCACCGGCTGCTGTGCCGGTATGATCGAGAGTCGGCACTTGAAGCTGCCTGCGCCGCATGGGGATGACGGTTGCACGCCCACGGATGGGGTTGGTTTCCCAGGCCCACTCTAGCAGTTCCGGCCGGTACTCGATTGGCACGAGGAAGCCGCCGGACGCGCCGACGTTTTCGACGAGCTGCTTCGCCTGGCTGGGGACGGCATCTTTCTGGTGAATCCAGTCCACCTGCTCAGGCTGCGGGATGTCGGTCTCGTCAGGGTCTGCCTTGCGAGTGAGCAGGCCAGGATGCAGCCTGCCGGCCGCCATCGTGCGGTGGATGAGGTCGGGGCGTGTCTGGTAGACTGACATGAGGTATTGGCCGAGAGACGAAAACCCGCTCTTGGTCATTCCCTTCACCTTTTCCTCAGCCCCATTGTCCCCGACTCTGAACTCAGCAGCCGCTGCCTCAAGGGCCTTCATTTCCTTGGCCGTTCCGATAAGTTCAACGGCCGCTTTCAGCTTCTCGCGTGCTTCGTTGCGCTCCTCGGCGGTAGCTTCCTCGTTCTCAAAGATGGCTACCACCTCGGCTTTCAATGCGTTGCTTTTTTCAAGCAGTTCTTTACTCTTCATCATAACTTGCCTCCAGTTGTTCGATCTCTAATTCGAGTAACGTGATTTGATCCAGTACGCTGGAGGTGGGTGGGGCTTGCTCCGGCCCGGCCTGCTGTTCGTCGTCCTGGTTATCGGTAGCGACCTGCGAAATGGCAGGTGCGTAACCGTGCTTTGCCAATATCTCCAATATCTGTACTTCAATGTCTACATCTGCCGCCTTATTCCACGGAGCTACAATGCTATCGTCGTCAAACTGGCGTCGCATCCGGCCATAGTAACCGGCGATGCGACCTTTTACTGCCTCGGTATCACCACCAACGTCTGCCCCGCCACGCGCGCCTTGCATGACGGCTGCGGCGGCGAAGATGCCACGCGGGATAGCGGTGAGTTTACCATCTATAATATCACAAAAAGGCAATTTGTAGCTGCCGAAACTGTCAGGCTCATCGCCAGCATACCAGAAGAAGGCCGTGCGATAGCTGCGGCTTGGCGCTTCGGCTGAACCGGTGAGGGTGCGCACGCGCTTGACGGCGGCGGTCGCATCCCAGGCGCGTGCGCGGTCGGCGATGGGCAGGTTTGTTGCACCCGATGCAGTCTTATCACCGTCATCAGCTTTGGCACTCACCGTCGTAGTCGCCTCGTTCATGCCAAAGAGCACCGCCGAGATTTCGTAAAGTTTCAGCGTGCGCAGATTACGCACCGTGATTTCCTTGCCGTCTTTCATCGCCTGTGAAAAATCCACATCCAGCACATCGTAGCCAAACGACCATTCGTCAACTGCCTTATCGCGCAAGCGAATAAATGCACCCCTGCCTTCCGGGGTATCCATCAACATTTGGACCTTGGCAAATGCGCCACCTGCTGCATCGGGATGCTTCGTCAGCAATTCGGCGGGTAGTTCCTCCCGCCTTGCTTCACGCAGCATCAATGGGGGCTTGGCAATCGCCCGCATGATGCTATCCGTACGGTGAGCGTCCAAGACTTTTACCTTGCCGCCTCGCTCGGCAAAAGTTTTTGTAAAAGCACCGGGATGGATTATATCATCCCCCTGATCAATATTGCCAAAGATGGCGAAAAAGCACTCAATGATGCCTTGTGCTTCGTCGGCTTTGGTCACGAAGCCCGAAACCGTCTTGTGCTCCATTTTATCGCTCATTTTGCCTTGCTCCTTATTTGCCTCTTCCCACATCGAATTGCAGATTGCCACTGCCTGGTCTTGGTCTTCTGCTGTGCCATCTCCTAATACGATCGGGATGCAGCGACTTACAAAGTCGTCTCTAGACTCATCTTCATTGGGTGTTGGCATTTTTCACCTCATTCGGCCCCGGCCTGGATTGCGCCTGGCTCAATTCTGTGATGCAGACGGGGCATAGCTTGCGACCCTGTGCATCTACGTTGTAGGTTAGTGTCATGCGGTGGCAGTTGCTGCACCTTACTGGAGTGACGATTTGTTGTTTCATTGTTGCGGCTCCCTCCGCCTCTCCTGCTCCGCCTCAATCGCCCGTTGCTGCTCTGCTATCTGTTCTGCTGTTCCGGCGGCCTCGTCAAAGTATGGAAGTGGCACACACCTGCAATTAACCGTCTCACTCGCCGGCCCCCTCGGATCGCCGGGATACATTAGGCTCGCACCGCCTACATTGAAAGCGCTTCCCAACGGAATCGGCCCTGGCGTGCCCCCTTCGGAATACCTGGCCCATGCGTCTAAGTGACTATCGCGCGTCCGGTCGTCACCTGTAGCCAACCATTCCTTCTTTTCCACGACGCCCCACGCCTTGAAAAGTCCCATGCTGCCAGAGTTGCTGGCACGCATCGTTTCCGTTCGTGCAATCTGCTCACGCCGGTAGCGCGGCGTTCTGTCCTCGAACCACTGCCGCTCTTGCTCTGTCAGCCGCCGGCCATCGAGCGTAAAGTTGGGGTCCATGTAGCGGTCAAATTGCAAGTCAATCTGCTTGCGCGTCTGGTCTATCGTCCAGCCCTCGCGCAGTCCCTGCTCAAGCATGATTGATAGATTGTCCTTGGTGGTCTTGTTAATGTCCTGTGCAAATTCTAGCGTATAATCTTTGAACCATTCCTCAGCAAACAAGTTTCTGACGTTGAACTGCATACCGAAGGCGGCGTTCCACGATTCGCCCTGCTGAGTGATAAGCCCCTGGATGACTGGCAGAAATTCCTCGCGCCAGTTCTCAGGTGCTTCATTGGCAAAGTATGCATCCCAGTCTCGCTTGACGGCGAACCAATCAATGCTTGCCTTTTGCTTAAGTGCCTTGCGCTTGC